GAGAAGTCTTTTTGGATAGCGGCGTTTAGTTCTGAATATATGGGTTTATTAGATAAAGTACTTGATGCTCTATCTAAGTCCACGGATAGCTTAATAATTCTATCCAGTAAATCGTTTTCTTCTGTTATACCGCCAGCACTCAGTAACTGACGTCCAGTAGTTTGTGCGTATATGTGACCGCGTTCAAATAGTGCGGTAACTTCTTTTTTCGCAATTTCAGCAGATTTACCCTGAAAAGCTCCTAGTGTACGCAGAAATTCTACTATATGGTTTAGTGTGTTAGCATGTGAAAAATCAAGTCCGCGGAACGCAGTTGCTTGAGTCTTAACACCTTCTTCAGCCAGTACGCTACCAATAGTTCTATTTGATTTTCCAATTATATTTGAGCCAGTTTCGGAGTAAACCTCGAAGTGTCGGGCTTTTAATCCACCGTAATTTTGCTGCAAAAATATAAGATATAACTCTAGCCCCGATTGAGGGTCTAGTCCAGGTACAAATGCGGATATTAAACTAGCCGCACTCTCTTTGGTAATAACTAATCTAGTTCTACCTTGTTGCTCGCCAACGTCTCGGAATTTTTCACTGTCTGCACTTAAGATAGACGCTGCACTGAGCATTCGATTCTTACTAGCCAATGCTTTAGTACTATATTCTAGTAATCTACGTTGCATACTCTGTAAATCAGAGACTGCGGAAGCATTGGCCTTATTACGCAGAGCAGAGCTAAATTCTTGAATACTCATCCGTAATATGCCGTATGTTGGTCTAGTACTCTGCGAATATGTGCAGGTAAGCTAGTATTAGTGATATATTCGATTTGTACTGTATTGGCGCCAATAGCTTTCTGCGAGTGAACTGCCGCATCATTACGTACATAGTACTGAATCAAATCAGCAATAGCTAATTTTAAATCAGGAGGAATTGCTTCATATCCAGCATTATAAGTAACGCGGAAGGCATTTGTTTTAAAGTAGTTAAAGTACTGAGCTGCGATTAGTTCGATAGCGCTCTCTTCTGGAACTACTACGTAATCTGCATATTCTGTTAATGTTGTATAAGTTTTTCCGAAGTCATCGGAGAACTCTACAGAACCTACTTGCATTACTGGAGTTTCTGTTAGCAGCATACGGTTGCCGTGTGCACCGCCTCTAAATGTATCAGTCTTAGGATCATCAACAAAATCCAAGAAAGTTCTGCGGCAAATATTTTTTACTAAGGCACTTACCTGAGGGATTAGTTGTTTAACTGTCGCATCCTGATTTGTGCTTGAAATTCCAAGATATGTTTTGTATTCTGCGAGCGTAATTAAATCTAATGCCATAGAATATCCTTTATGTCTTTTATAAATATACCAGACATTTCCGCTTCAATTGCGTGGTGTGTAATATACTTATAAAAGACAAGGAACCGAAGTTCCTTGTCTGAGAGATTATCTCAATCGTTAGATTAAGATAGTGTACCCCACTTGTATGCGCTAACGCCGTTACCAAGGTTAGTAGTAACTTGAGTCATGCCAGTACGTAGAGACGCAACTAGAACACGACGCTGAGTTTCAACTAGCTCTTGAGTATCCATACGTAGGCCACGTTGGTTACCAGCCATGAAGTTACCTGGAGCGAAAGCGATCGCGCCAGTAGTACCAGTACCCTTAGAAGCGAATTCTGCGGAAACTAGAACTGGGCTGTTACCGATCTGACCAACTTGGCCAGTTAGTAAAGTAGCCTGAGGACCAACTTGGTTCATTGTCTGGAATGTGCTGTCATCTAATAGGTCGTAGTAGACTTCTGTAGAAACAACATAAACAACTTCAGCTGGGTCTAGACCCCATGCACCTAGGTTCTTACGTAGGTTGCGTAGGTTAGCGATAGTAGCAACTGTAGAAGCTGCAGCACCGTTAGCGGAAGTTACGTTGGCAGTAGCGTAAGAAGCTAAGCCTTTAACTGGGTCTGCACCAGAACCAGCACCTAGAAGATAAGCGCGGTCAACAGAACGTGCTAGACGACGGATCATAGCATCGCGAACGATAGGCATAATGACCAATAGGCTATCTTCTTCTTCTTCGTAGTTTAGATATTCTTTAGTCGCTACTTTGTAAGCGTTTAAAGTAATTTCTTTTAGAGCGTGTGGGCTGCCAGAACCTGGAGTTTGACCAGTAGTAGCAGTTGTACCGCCAGAACTGTTTGCACCACCGAAATCGCTGTTAACAACCCAGCTTGCTAAACCAGCTTCAGGGTTTAGAGGCATAGTCATAACGTTAGTCTTCATGTTAACTGCGCGAACTAGCGGAGCAACGACTAAACGACGACGAACTTCAGCTTCCATGTTTGTAGAAACTTCTAGTTCCCATGTAGCGCTTGGCATGTGTTGGCCAGTTTTTTCGATCATTTGTTGACCGAACTTAGTGTCTTGAATAGACTTGCCAGCAATCTTAGCTAGCATAACTGCTTTTTCACGTTCTGCATAGTCAGAACCAGCAGCAGTACCTTTGTCAGCGAAAGCCATCTTGCTAGCTTGTAACTTAGCAATTTCGTCAGCCTTCTCTTTTAGAGTAGCTTGTAGGCCATCTAGAACGCTCTTAGACTCAGCAGCCTGGTCTTCGAAACGCTTAGTAACTTCAGCTAGAAGCTTTTCAGCACCGCTTTGGCCAACTTGGATTTGTGCTTCAACAGCACTTTTAACTTTAGCGTCTAGCTCAGCTTGAGCCTTAGCAGCAGCCTCAGCAGCAGCTTTTTCTGCAGCTTGATTGGCTAGTAATTTTTGGGTAGCTTCTTCAGCGGCCTTAGCAGCAGCGTCAGCAAGCATTTTTTGCATTTCTTCTGGAGTCATGTCCAATTCCTTTGTTGTTGTGCTCTTTGCTTCCGTTGTGGATTCTAGCCCTTTAGCTGAGTCGCCTTTGGGTGCAAATTGCTGTTTAAACTGTTTATAGTCCGAGTCATTTTCAAATGCTTTGGACAGATCGAATAGAGTATTTTGATTGCAAGGCACAGAAACTACCGAAATTTCGACAAGTTCAAGTTCCTTAATAACAAACACCTCTGCAGCGCTATTGTATTCTGCATCAAGGATGCGGAAACCAATACTGAATGCTGTTAAAACTTTGTCTTTAATAAGACCAAATACTTCCTCAGCAGCTGAAGAAATACGGGCTTTTACCCACAAACCTTTATCATCCACTTTATAATCAGTCATGCGTCCGATAGGATCATCATAATCATGCTGAGATAAAATAATTGGATTCTTAAGGTAATTTTGAATACCTTTCTCCCAAACGGACTTAGGTACAACGTCACCGCTTCTATCAATATCTGTAGTACTTGCGTAACCTTCAATAAAGATAGATTCGATGCCGCTGTCTCCGCTGGCAGGTAAGGCTTTTTCATTCACGGCAAAAGCACTATTTAATCGTAGTACTTTGTTTTTATCTACCATGTAGTTTCCTTACTTTTACGCGCTCTTACCACCGGTTGGTTCCTTAGGTTTAGGAGGCGCTCCTCCTTGACTCGGATTCGACGCAGAACCCGCAATATTCGCTGGAATTCTTAAATCATCGTTTCCTGGTTTGCTTTCGTAACGTAGCTGCTCACGAGCTTCGTTAGGGGATATGATACCAGCATTTACTAATGTTGAGTGATATGCTGCAACGTCTTTTAGTTCAGGCTGCAATGCAGATACTGAAGACGTAACTGGCTCAATGTCATATCCGTAAAATCTTTCAACAGCACTAGCAAACTTAGTTAAAATCGGCATAACCGTTTCTAGATAGAATAAACGTAAGTTAGGTGCGATGTTAGCGTTATTGCCACCGTCTAATAAGATTGGTGGTACGCCTAAAGCTTTTAAAATCTTGCTATCATGAGTTTTGATACTTTGATCAAAATCCATCTCTTGGAAGGTATCAGCAATATTTGCTGCAGGCTTTAAGCCACTATCCAAAATCATGGGCTTACGAGCACCATTCTTTGGAGAGTATTTACTCATCCAGTTAGCTACTGTACGATCTTTTGCAACTTGCGACAAAGTATTATCGCTAGTTAAGATTAATCCGGTAACTGCTCCGTTCTCGAAGAATTGCTCTTGGAACGTTTGCATTTTGTATAAGATCTTAATATTACGATCAGCACTTACTAATCGTGAGGTACCGCGATAGATGCTGGTAGCTGCTAGATCTTTTACATGAATAATTTCGTCTGGTTTGAAAACGATTGTCGTATTATAACGATAGTGCGCTATAAACGTTTTAGGGTCGGTTTCAATCTGAACACGAGAAGCAGGAAGATGATACAAATAAACTCCATCCCAATATATGAAGATATTACCTTCTAGGATGAAGTCAGTGAAAATGTTCGTTCTGAACTCTTGTGCACTTTGATACGGGTTAGGTGCAAAGTTAAGTAGTGTGTTAATCGTCTTTTGACGAACACCGCTTACGCGACCTTCTATCTTTTTATCTTTTACATCGTAATCCATGCTTGCGCATCCGGATACGATCATATTAACGCCACGGTTTACAGTTTCTAGCTTTTCGAACGCTTGATTGTAAGTAATCGCTGAATCGGAGTTAATGAAAACACCTTGTTCGCGACTAATTAGCTGCTGCGCTGGATTAAGCTTCTCGGAATCAGCAAACCATGTTCTTGGATTATACCAACTCATGAGTTTCCTTTACAAGAATTTACCAAATAGCGAAATAGAGCTCTTTTCAGGAACTTTACCCTCTGCTTTGGCTTTTTGTTTCTCAATCCAATTTTTCTGTCGTTCCTCGCTACCAGGAGCAGGAGCTTTTCCGTAAACACTGTGTAAAGCTACATGATGCTTGTTGCACAGTGTGTACACCAAATCATATAACTCAATTTTATGCTCCGCAATAAACTCGTCCCTAACAGCTAAAATTCCGTCGTCCGTACTTATATCGTAACCTTTACGATCAGCCCAACGATTCAACAGTATAGTAATGGAGTGAAGATGATGCAGCTCCAGATCTTCTGTCTTGCCACATACGTAACAATGCGACTGTTTCTCATAGGCTGCTTTGGCTTTATCCCTGATCCATTTTACAGGGATACGATTATTAGTATTTTTAGCCATTTATTTTTTAGGCACGTTTTTGCAATTCTTCATATTATATCACTGGAGCAGCATAATGTCAACTACGAAATTTTTTTATCTGGTAAGAAATACAAAGTTGAACTAGCCTGGCTAATATGATAAAATATGTTTTTAATTAAGGAAAATATGACCTCTGGAATCTATAGATTAACATTTTCATCAGGTAAATACTACGTAGGTAAATCCCTTGATATTGACACTAGATGGAAGCAACACTTTAACAAGTTCGCGCTAGGCAAGGCTGCGCGACCTATGCAACTTGAGTTCGACCGATGCGGGCCACCCAAAACTGAGGTACTTTTTGAGTGCCACAAAGACCATATCGACATTCTAGAAGAGTGGCTGATTGATCAACTTAAGGGTCCGGATATGCTTAATACTACATATCCGGATATTGTCCGTACCGAGGCAATCGCGGACATTATTAACACCAACACAGGTGAGCTACAGCTTAGTACTTGGGAGCACCTTGAACTTATTCAAAACTATAAAGTTATTGCGGATGAAGCTATTAAACTTTCCAAGCGATGGGAGGATAAGGTTCAAGAGTACAAAAAAGACGGCTATATCATTGACGCAGACTACGAAGACGCGGTCGATGTTGCAGCTAGATACCACACAGAAGCCATAGAGTACAAAGACGAACTCACCAGACTTAAAAACCTAAACTGGTGGGAACGTCTATTCAATTATAGTGTAAACGTATAAAGTGCGTATCTTAACGCGTCAGCCATGTGAGAGAACTCATCATGTAGAGGCTTCTCAGTAGTTAGGGTCTCTTTAGTATCCCAGCGATACTGATCCAACATAGCCAGGGTATGGCTGCAGTGGGGTGAAACCACTAAACGACCAGTTTCTACTAATGTTTGCACATAGGCGATTCCAGGCAGAACGTCTTTCTTCGCCTTTATAGTTGCTATATCGTAAAGATAAGCTAAGTCCGACGCAAACTGTGGCGCTGCGGAGTCGATGAAGATAGGGTCGATTGCCCATTTTGCTATTAGCTCCTGAAATGCAACTGCATGTTTATCTGTGGTCGCCTCTGACTTTAAGTACTCGTCTACAACGTGGTACTTGTCAACCGAAGGTTGGTATACCACAACCACGAAAGCCGTAGGGTCTCGGTATCCGGGGTCGCAACCGGCAATGGCTTCATCACCATCACACGGTACGTAATCCATAACTTGAGTTTCTGCATCCAACGCATAAATCTGACCCTGGAACGTTGTAAACGAAGCCATGTACTCTTGCTCAAACTCGGCTTTCGACATAGCCTTACGAGCTTCTGCAACGTCCGATTCAGCCATACGAGCATTCTCAGTATAGTCAGCAGTAATCGAACACCACTCAGGGAAGTCACTAGAAAATCCACGCTCAAAGAATCGACTAAACCAATTATTCTTACCACGAGGTGTACTAATAAAGATAGCTTTAGAATTAGGTTTATCTAGAGTAGGACGCAGAGCAACGTTAAACGCAGCTTCTCCATCGGCTCCTAGTGCAGCCTCATCAAAGATAATCAGGTCATACGAACGACCAACACACGAGTCAACAGTCGACAACGAACCCATACGAATAGTCGATCCATTCGAAAGTTCAATAATTCTGTCCTTTAAGTTATCTCGGGCAATTTCTAAGTCGAAATGCTTAATCAATCTACGCTGAAGCTCAAAAGAAATAGTACTAAGATTATAGTTAGGCGAAATAATAAGTACGTTAGCACCAGGCACTAAGGTGACAAGCTGTCCAATAACGTTTGCAATGTATGTTTTACCCAATCGGCGAGCTAGTGCAGCACAAACAAAACGATACTTAGGGTCGTTTACGGCATTAATTAAAGCAATCTGAGGCTCGTTAATAGTTTCCCAAATATTCAACAACTTTAGGTAGTTGGTAATAGGTAACTTAATAAAGCGCTTATCTGCTGGAAATTCACGTATAGCACTACGTTCAACATCAGGTCTAGAGATAGTTAACATCTTACGAAGCATCTCCAGTTAGTAATTTACTAATAAGGGCACCATACTTAGTACCATCACCTAAACCGTCATTAATCTGAACGTTCACTTGAGACTTGATTGCCGCAGCTTGGTTACCTTGACGCAATTTTTCAAGTGCGATTTCTTTGTCGAGCATTTCCATCGTCATCTTATGTGATAGCGCGATCAAATCGGTAATATCTTTATTTGAACCAGTTTCGGATTCCGACATATCTTCAAGTTTTTTCTTGATAAGCGTATCCATCAAATCGCGCATACGAAAACGATTGTTGAAACCAACTTCATAGAAAACTTGGTTAACATATGCTTTGATCTCATTTCGGGCAAGTGTGCGAGTTACAAAGTCCAGAGGCACATCGAGGGCGTCAGCGACTTTTTGGGAATCTTGTAATTCCAGGAAACAATTGGCTATCTCCAGATTTTCGGGGGAGATTTGTAAGGCTTCAGCGGGAGCCTGAGTTGCGGGTAAATTTGACATAGGTGTAATCCTTTTATGGAAGTATATCACTTAGGGACAGCTGTGTGCAAGTTGATTTTTTGTGGGGAGGTTTGGGACGATTTGGGCAGTTTAGGGACGATTTGGGTGGTCTGCTATGTAATGGCACCTTAGTCGTTTTGAAATTATTTTGGTGTAACTTACGTGTGGTGGTGCCTTATAGCGTGTGTATACTTATTAGTCAATTAACCGCCCCCCATAGTATAGTCTATTGTGGTGTATCTGTCAATAGGGGTAAACACCTAGAAAATAATTTAATAAATGCTTGCACGACTGGAATTCTTTGATATAATAAACACATGACAACGAAACAACAAGCTGAACAAGCAATCCTCGCACATGATCCCAAAGCGTGGGGTATTTGCAACACTGGCGGTAATTATTTTATGGCCAGTGTTGGGCGATGCACTGCATATTATGTTATAATTGACGGACAGATTGTAGGAGATGTTTGGTATGAATAAAAAAGAATTTTTCGATGCACTTGGGTTTGCGGCTTGCATTGCCCTGCCCTTTGTGTTATACTTTGTTTTTGTGATGAAACCTTAACTTTTTAGGAGAAAATGAAATGACTACAAAAGCTGTGAATTATACCGCCGAACAAACGGCGAAGATGGTTACCGACTATGCCAACGGCGTGACCGTTGAAGCTATGGCTAAAGAACTGGGTAAATCTGTTCGCTCTATCGTTGCGAAACTTTCACGCGAAAAGGTTTACAAAGCTAAGGCATACGTTAGCAAGACTGGCGAGGCCGTGGTTAAAAAGGACGAATGGGCTGATTACATTGGCGAGGCTTTGGGCTTGGCTGAAGCTGATACCGATTCGCTGACAAAAGCAAATAAAAATGCACTGAAGGCAATCGCTGACTTTATCAAGACTGAAAAGACTTGACAATAAGGGCTTCGGCCCTTATAATTTAATCTTTCACCGGAGAATTTAAAATGAAAAAATGGGCTTATATTGTTATATATATGGGTAAGGCTGTAGGGGCTGGAACTCTGGCCGCTGACCGTGAAACATTCATCACTTCACGGCTTGGCAAAATGTACGGCAGAAAATCCCAAGGCTTTTCATGGATTATCCGGGAGATGTTGTAATGATTAAATCGGCTGAAATGCGTTTGTTCCAATTGATTTTACAAGATGAATTCAAGCTAAAATCACGGGTTAACTTTGTGAAAACAAAGATACTACGTTTTGACGGTGATTCGTGCATGGGTATGTATGAGGGCGAATCAATGGGCAAAAACAAATTTAATCATAAAATCAGAATCGCCACTTCTGAGGTTAAGACTAGCGAAGACTTATTTTCTACATTAGCGCATGAATATGTTCACGCTTGGCAAATGGAAAAGGGCAAAGACTTAGACCACGATACAAAATCAGGTTTTGTTAATTGGCGTAATTATTTCAAGGCTTATTATAATTCTGATATTGTTTCATTTGGCAGGGTGTAATACCTTTGTTTGCAAAACGAAATGAGAAACAAAAGTTCTCATTTTCGTGCGCCAAAATTATAACATATAATTTTGGGGCGTGTCAAGGGTTTTTCGATTAATTTTTTCAATCACGGCGATAGATATTTTCAATGATGAAATTGTGCATAGGGGCGAAAAATGCGCTATAATCTAGGCATGAAAACGAAATACACTGAACAACAAATTTCACGGTTTCACCGATTCTGTGATCGTCACGGGCTTGCGTTCGCTACAATTAGCGAGTATAATGGCGCTATCGAACAATTTTTTTCTGAGGACTGAAAAATGGCTAAAATCAATCGCGTGGCAGTTTATGACATGGACGGCACAATTGTAGATTCTTCGCATCGTTATCGCACAATCACGGACGAAAACGGCGAACGAATCGACCTTGATTATTGGCGCGAAAACGAACACCTAGCAATGAATGACGGACTTTTGCCCATGTTCGAACAATATCGGGCAGACCTTGCAGACGAAAACTGTTATGTGATTATTGCAACTGCGCGGGTTATGAATGCCCCAGATTGGCAATTTGTCAAGGAAATTTTGGGTGAACCTGATTATTTTATTAGCCGAAAATCAGGCGATACACAATCAGGGAAAACCCTTAAAATCAACGGCTTGGCAAAATTCTTCAATTTGGTTACATTCAAAAACGCGGATTTTGTTTTTTATGAGGACAATGTAAGCTATTTGAAAGCCGTTTGTGATCGGTTCAAAATTCGAGGCGTTTACATTCCATCGGTTCAAGGCCACTAAAAAATTTTTTAGGATTCTGGCAAAATCCTAAAATTTGGTGTATAATAACTTCATTGTCGCAAAACGTGACAATCAGCGAATTCCGACTGTATCGGTAATTGGAAACAAAATGGCTAAAAAACAATTCTTCGCAATTCTGGACACTGAAACCACGATTAATGACACCGTGGCAGATTTTGCGATTATTATCGTTGACCGTGAAGGCACGATTTACAACCAATGCGCGGTTTTGGTGAAAGACCACTTCGATAAAATGGAATTGTTCCACGATAAAAATGCTAATGATATCTGGGGTTATGGTGGACTGATTAAACGCAAAGCCGCATATGATAATATGCTTGATAATGGCGTCAGAATGTTGGCTTCTACTAATGCCATTAATAAATGGATTAATCAGGCAATTGGCAAATATAACCCAACTCTTACCGCATATAATCTGGCTTTTGATAAATCAAAATGTGCCAATACTGGAATTGATCTTTCGGGTTTTAATTCTGAATTTTGTTTGTGGCAAGCGGCAATCGGCAATATTTGCAATAAAAAGCAATTTAAACAATTTGCCCTTGATAATCACGCTTTTAATAATGTTACATCGCATGGCAATATGACATTTAAAACTAATGCCGAAATTGTTTGCGGTTTTATTAATGGCGAATTTAAAACCGAACCGCATACGGCATTTGAAGACGCAAAAGATTTTGAATTGCCGATTCTCACCGCGATTATTAAAAAGCGTGATTGGCGCGATAATATCAAGCCTTATAACTGGAAAGAATTTCAAACCAAAAACCATTTTAAACCGATGTAAAATATAATCGGGGCTAATAACCCCGATTATTTGAGAAAATGAAAACTTTTTGGGTTATCGCGCTTGTGTTGCATTTATACAACGACAAAAAATTAAATGATGAATTTCAGGTTAATGCGTGTTATAATGTGCCAACGGTAGACGAAATTTATAGGGGTTGAAAATGGAAAATATCGGCTGGCTTGGTTCTGTATTATTGGCATTTTGTGGACTGCCACAGGCCATAGAATCATTTAAAACTAAAAATTCAGACGGGTTAACGTGGGGTTTTTTGCTAATGTGGTTCTGGGGCGAGGTGTTTACGTTTGTTTACGTTTTCCCGACCATGCTGTTACCTTTGGTTTTCAATTATACGGCTAATCTGATTTTTCTTGTAATTATTTTGTATTTCAAAATAAAACCCGCGAGAAATAAAAGTTAACATTTTCTAACCCG